AGCGTGCCGTAGTTGGCCCAATATGCCTTGAACCAGTCGTCGATGGCCTTTGCATCCTTGTTCTGGTGGCCCTGCTGCTGGTGGCCGTTGAAGAGGCCGATCCAGGCGGCGAGGGTGCCGTTGGCATTCTTGTTCACGGCGAACTTGACAAGCCTGCGCCAGCGCTTGGGCGTGCGCTGCCGCATCTTCTTGGACACGGCCTTGGAGGCGTCGCGCATCGCGGCCCGTGAGACCTTGATGCAGTTCTCGGGCGCCTTATCCATCCAGCGGAGGCAGTCGTCAAGTCCTTGTATCTCGAATGTCATGTCAGTCAATGGCTGTGAGGGTGAGCGTGCAAAGGGGCGACACCCTGGAGATAGGATCAATGGACTCTATCTCATAGATGTCGCCGTCGATGCTTACGCGCCACCTCGAAGTGAGTGCGGCGATCTTGTAGATAGTACAGCGGACGTTGTGGCCGGATTCAAGATTCATGGACTCGACAGACTCCACCACGTCGCGCTCGACTTTCGCCCATACGCGCCCGTAGCTTTCCAGCGTCCAGGTCTTCTCGCCCTGGGAGCCGGTGCCCTGGATGGCCCTGATTATCTCCACCCGGGTGTCCATCTCGCCTATGTTAATCTTGTTTTCCATCCTTCAACTCCCAGTTACGGTAAGGGCGGAGCAGGTTGAATGATGCCTTGGGGAGAGTCTCCACGCTGTCGACGGGATTGTTGAAGAGGGCGGCTGCGTGCAGCAGTATGGCTGCGCGGATGTCGTACTCCACATTTTCCCGCCCGGCACGGTAGACTATCTCCATGGCAGAACCGTCCACGTCCTCGGCAAAAGTCAGAGTGCTGCCGTTTACGGTCCAGGACGCCTGCGGCACCTCCTGACCGTCAACCTTCACGGAACGGACACCCACGAAGGGGCGCTCCGGGAAGGTGACGGAATGGGAGAAGGTGTCTATGAGCGTGAAGTCTGACAAAGCGATGATCTCCCCGATCACATGCTCGGCGGATGCCGAGGCGGCTTTCAGTTTCGACATAAGGTCCGCGTCCATCTCCGTAGTAGTGAGACGGATGTGATTGCGGAATTCACCGAGCGAAGGCTGCATCAGGTATTCAAGGATTTCTCTGCGCTTTGTCATGGCCTATACATTAGCTGGATGCGATTACGAGTTTGCTGAAGCTCTTTGCCAGAGCGACCTTGACGTCGGCATAGGAGAAGAGCTGGAGCTTGATCTCACCGGTGTCACCGAGGGTGTAGGGATCGACGAGGATGTCGACGCCACCCCAGCGGCCGATATAGAGGTCCTCGAAGTTACCGAAGACGGGGGTGTCGGCTGCGAACTGGTTGGAGAAGTCGGCCTTGTAACCGTTGATGGTGTTGCCGTTGTCAAGGATGAAGGAAGGGATGCCGGATGCCTTGACGGTGGTCTTTGCGAGACCCCAGTCGGCTGCGGGAAGGATGTAACCCATCTTGCCGCGGTTGGCGTTCACAGAGTTGATAGTGGTCTCCATCTTGACGATGTTGTCCCAGCTGAATGCGGTGCCTGCGCTGGTAGCGGCGGTCACGATAGCTGCGAGAGCCTCTTTGTCGATGCATGCTGCTTCAGCGGCGATGATCCTGTCGCGGAGGATGGCCTCTACGTTCAGGGAGCTCTGTGCAAGGAGGTCACGGGTGACGGCCATGAAGCCGCGGATGCCGCGAGGGGAGAGGGTTGCCTTGGCGACGGCTGCCTTCTTGACGGTGGCGGCGGTGCCTTCAGTGACAAAAGCGAATGTCACGGCTCCTACGGAAGGGAGGTCGACGTTGCCGACAAGGTCGGAGAGAACGGTTGCGCCCATCTTCTGGACGGTGAGCCTCTCGTTCACCTCGTCAACGTAGTGCTGACCGGTGATGACGAGGTTGCCGCCGTCTGCGGCTGCTCCTGCCTTCTGGCCGGATGCCGTACGCATGAAGACTGCGCTGGGGATGACCTCACCCTTGGGGGCGAAGCCGTTGCGAGCATACTCCTTGCGGCCTTCCTCTGCCATCTCCGCCTCGAGTCCGTCGAGGTGTCTGGAAGCGGCGCCGTTAAGGAAACGCATGAATGAGAAAGTGTTGCCCTTCTTCTCCTCTTTCTCGAGGTGTTCTACGACAAGGGCGCGTTCGGCCTTCTCTGCGGTCTCTGCAAGGCCCAGTTCACGGGTAAGATCATTCACCCTAACCTCGGCAGCGTCAACAGCAGCCTGGTCTTTGACATCAACGCTCTTAAGGCTCTCTACGGCCTCGGCGATGTCTTTGCGAATTTCTGCAATTTTACGCATAGTTGTTGGATTTTATTTGTTAATACTTAATGCAGCTTGTGCCGCTGCCTTTATTACTTTCAAACGATTTTCGTTTTCCTGCGAGCGGTCCTCGGGCGCCGGCTCATGAGCGGGCTCGGGGTCGGCTTCGCGGAGCTTCGCAATCTCCTCTTCGATGGATTTCTTGATGGCGTTCGGGTTCGCGGGGATATTCACCACGGAGACTTCCAGGAGTTCCTGACCGGCGAAATAGTAGGTAGGGTTGCCTCCCCGGCTGGCTTCTTCGCCTTCGCCCCAGTGACCGTCGCCAAGAGGGATGAATCCCACGGAGACGGCTTTCAGGGAACCAAAGAGGATTTTCTGATAGACCTTCTCCGCGAGAGGGTTTATCTCTGCGGGCTCGAATTCCACGTCCACCATCAGCTTGCCGTCGTCGATATATGCGTGGCCCTTACCGATTACGTTGTCGGGATTGTCGGTATCGTTCCAGCCGCCGTACACCTTATGCTGGTAACCGATGATGCCGTTTTTGTTGAAACGGGTGAGGTCCCAGCCTTCCTGGTTGAGCACGGTACCGGCGGAATCCCTTGTGCTATCGGATGCGACGAAGGTCACCTTGCGGCCTTCGCCCTGGTCCCGTATTTCAGGATTTGTGAAGTAACGGAATGAAATATCTGCCATAGCTATTCTTGTTTTTCGGGTTCTTCTCCCACCACGCCCTGGTTGAGAGGGTACAGGTAGTCGTCAAGACCGTCGACTCTTTCGAGCCCTTCGATCTCGCGGACTTCGTTACGTGAGAGATAGCCGTCTGTTATTGCGGAATGATAGAAAGCGGCGCGGGCGGAGGTATCACCGCGGAGCAGGCCGTCCAAGACGAATTTCACGTCGTACTTACCCATCTCCGAGTCGCGGAACAACTTGCTCTCAACCTCCACTTCGATGCGCTTTATGACCGGACGCAGGGAATACTGCACGAACTGGATCGTCTGATGCTCTATGTTGCTAAAGGTAGCGTGGGAGAGCTCCGCGACCATGTGGGGCGGGATGTTGAGGATACGGCATACGTCCTGTATGGAGAGTATTTCGGACTGGACCAGCTGCGCTGCCACTGGATCCACGGAGAGCTGCTTGTACTTGATGCCGTATTCCAGTAGGGGAGTGTCGTAGTTGCCTGATGATATCTTCATGTGCTGGACGAACTTCAGATATTCGTCATCAGTCATGTGTCCTTCGGTCTCCATGACGGCCTTGATGTTGCCGCCCTTCCTGTAGAACTCCGCCGCGAACTTTTCCATCGCAAGAGACTTGCCCAGCGCGGATGCGTTGTAGATGATGGGGTTGACTCCCTTGATGCCGTCAAGGGAGAGTTCCATGAAGTGGAGAATGTCCTCGTCCTTATAGATACCGTCCAGGAAGTCGAAATCGGTGTCGTCCACGCGGACGGTGTACCACTTGTGCCCGTTCACCACCGAAACGGTCACCCACGATGGGTGCAGCTGGTGAAGGGCGACGGGCTTGCCGGTGCGGTCCCTCTCGATGAAGGCATACGCATTCCCCCATCCCTTTATCCAGGTGACTATGCAGCTCCAGAAGGAGAAGGTGTTCGTGTAGCCGTTAGGCCGGACGTTGAGAAGTCTGTAGGCCGGATGATTCGTCGCCGGCACCATCCCCTTGTTGGAGGGCTTGCGTATCACCTTCGGAAGGGATGCGATGTTTTCCGAGATGATCCGGATGCCGGCGTACAGGGCTGTATTCTTGAGGGCGGTGGTATTGTTGACGGATACCCCGAAGTCGACGCCTGACAGGCAAGACAGCCTGGACATGGCTGCGAGGTTCTCGTCAGTGGGCGCAACGACAATACCACGCTCCTCCGCGCCATTGCGGGAAGAGCGGCCGGTGATTCGACGCCAAAGTGAAGTTCGTGCCATAGCCTGCTATTTGCGGGCGAAAATAGCACGCATTTACAGGCATGGCCGGGACATTTGTCCCAAAGTTTAGCGTCTGTTCAAAACTTTTCTGAATGCTTCGTAGGAAGGGAACTGCGGGCGCCCGAATTCCTGTTCGTAAAGGTCGTTGAGCCTTTCGAACACCTGTCTGCGGGAGGCGGCGGGGTCTGCCCTGCGCGCTTCCGCAAGCTCATGCCAGAAGGTGTCGACGAAGCCGTCCCTCGTCACAAGCCGGTACACCAGTTCGCTTATCTGTTTCTCGCTCATATTCCTGAAAGTACTCGAAGTGAATGGTCCCTGTAAATCTCCTTATTCCCTTCCGTCTGCCGGGCCGTAGCGTTGAGCCAGCTGCCCACTGCGTCGACGAGCGCCACCACGCCGTCTATCTTGTCCCTGGAACGGGCCTTGTCGAGCTTGATGTTCGCATTCGGGTCGATATACACCACCACGTTACCGAACATCCAGCGGACGATGGGATTGCCGAGGAAGTTGAGCTCATGCCGCCGCACCATCGCCTCGAGTTCCTTCGTAGGTACGGACATGTATCGGATGTCCTGTTTGTAGGGCTCCAGCCTATCCTGGAACGGCCCGAACTTCTGCAGCATATTCCACATGCCCCAGGGATCGTATGCGACCTTTTTGACGTTGTAACGTCCCAGCCACCCGAGCAGCGTCAGCATGAACCAGTCCTCGTCTATCACGGAGCCGTGGCAGGTGACGAGCCAGCCCTGCTGACTCCACAGGCGGTAATCCACACGGTCTGCGCTCTCCCTCACCTTCGCTTCCGGCACGATGAAAAGATACTTGGCGACCTTCACCTCGGGAAACCAGAAGGCGACCGCCACAATGTCGGTCTTACGCGCGAAGTCGATGCCGACGTAGCAGTCGAGCGTGGCGAGCTGCGACTCATCGAAAGCAGCGTTGTTCGCCTCTATGTCCTCGTCCGGTATCCATACGTCCGGGGCATCCACCCACATGTTGAGGTTCTTCACGCAGAAGGCCTGCTGGTAGGTGCCGCCGCGCAGCTTCGCCTCGTTGCACTCGTTCCTCATGTAGTCGAGGCTCAATGATACGCCGAGGTTCGGGTTCACCTTCTTCCAGGTCTCCGGATCGTCCCAGGCGTCGCCTTCGTCAGGACAGAAGAGCAAGAGGAAATGGTTGTCCTTTTCTTTCACCCCGAGAAGGATCTCCTTGTATGTCTCGATGTCGCGGTAGTAGGGATTCGACGTGTCGTTGCCCGCGGTGGATATGGAGAGCAGCATCGGCTGGCTGCGCGCTCCCATACCGGTCTTTATCACGTCGTAGATCTCCGTCGTGGGCCATGCGTGCCGCTCGTCGCAGATGGCGGCTGATATGTTCAGACCGTCTTTGTTCTTGGTGTCCTTGGAGAGAGGCTTGAACACTCCCGCGTTCTTCAGCGACTTCATGCCCCACTGGTAGGGCTTGGTGTCGGTGGCAAAGATTGAATTCTTGATGATCTCCGCGGATGCGTCATAGCAGAGGCGCGCCTGCGCCTGGTCTACGGCTGCGGTATATACTTCCGGACCGGCCTCTCCGTCCTTCAGAAGGAAATAGGCGGACAGTATGGCGGCGAGGTAGGTCTTGCCGTTCTTCCTGGGCACGTATATGTCCGCGTAGGTGTATTTGCGCTTGCCGCTTTCCTTGCGCTTGAGGCCTATGATATTGGCGAAGATGAAAAGCTGCCAGTCTTCGGGCTCGAACCTCTGCCCGGC